CGACATTCTCAAACCACTTAGGATACTTCCTAGGGTTGGTAGAGAATATCTCACGATCGATTTTCAGACACGGCATTACAAACATTGTTTGTAAGGCTGTTCTGACAGACTCGGTTTTCACGTAAAACTTAGTCCTAATCGGATCGCTCCAATCGAAATTATCTTTAGGATCGAACTTATTAAGTTCATTCCTTCTGATAGTTAAGAGCTGCCTAGCTCTCAACTTCCTTACAACCTGCAACTTTGTTCCAGGTTCTACAGCAAGTTGGACGTAGGCATTCTCTTTACTCGAAACTAACGGAATCTCTCGATCTAAACACATGTATTTAGAGTTGATTGTATTCCATAGTTTCATGTTGCTGATGGATATATTGGGTCCCGATGCAGAGTTAGATATGATCTCCTCTCTCGCGGATTCCTTTACACCGTCTTCATCGAGGATCTCGGCATCTCCTGTCTTAATCAATCTATTGATTATGACATTAGACACCAGTACTCCTCTTTCCCATTCTAAAGCCACATCATTGAACCGAGGATTTTCAATCTTCGTTACAAATCTTGCGGCCAAATCCTTAGCTTTCGGGTCGGATCTAATTGACACATCGTGTGGCAAGTGGATTCCTAGACCTCCAAGCTCCGGGGGTAAGAATGTTAGCGGATTTGTTATTACCTTCCATTCCATCCATGATGGCATTAAGGCTCTAACATAACACGCTTGCATATTTATAAAAGACTGAAGTCTGCAGCAAAATCTTGCCATTCCTTCGTCTTCTTTAAATAAAGAAAGACCGATAGTTTCTTTCGCATACTGAATGTCCTTGAACATCTGTAGCGATTTTCCCACTAACGGATCCGGTTTATCAAAGTTTTCCTTTCCACCCATTTTCTGAAATTGGGTCAAAAGTCTAACCTTTGGTGTATCGATCTGTATGAATTTCGATGGCTTTCCCTCCTTGAGGGCCCGAGCCTTAGAAACTGCACTTTTGTGCGGCAGCATTCCATATAACTGGCAATAGCTGACATACGTATCGTTTATGTTGTACTTGTCCCAAGAAATACTGTAACTCATGGATTCCATGATTTTAGGTATTCTCTTGAGATCTTCCTCTGGACCAATTCCAAGATGATCATCACCTGCGCATGCGTAGGCTTTGACCTTACTGAAATGTCTAACACTTGATGGCGATCGTGCCAATCTAAAGTCTCTAACGTCGTTAGAGGGAGACTTCACTGAAGCCTTCCACGCGCCGTAGCTACTCATGGTTAGCACGATCTTTGTGAGTGGATCACCCATCATTATTCCTCTATA